AGAGAAAATTAATGACATATCAACTAAAGTAACAAGTTGGTCATGGTTTAAACTATGGGGAAACAGGAAAAAAGGTTATGGATACAAAAAAAGAAAAAGGTAGACAATGGGATGGAGTATCAAGACCTTCAAATGATACTTATGCTAAAAATTGGAATGATATTTTTGGTAAAAAAGAAAAAACATTACATGAAGCTATGATGGAAGGTTACGAAGAGGAGAAAAAAATGTATGAAAAAGAATAGTAAATACAGATATATGTCTGGACAAATGTACGAGCATCACGGAACAAGGTTATACGATTTTGGTAATGAAAGATTACCTTCTGTTACAACGATTTTAGGATTGACAAAAGATCAAAGTTTTATAAAGGATTGGCAAAAAAAGGTAGGCCATGAAAAAGCAGAACAGATCAAAAATCATAGTAGTAAACGGGGAACTTCCATGCATAAATTCTTGGAATGTCACGTCACAGGAGTGGGATATGATGATCTATCGCCCATTGGAACGGAAGCTAAACCGATGGCTGAAAAAATTATTGAAGTGGGGTTACTACCCGTTGAAGAGTATTATGGTTCGGAAGTTACGTTACACTACCCGGGGCTATACGCAGGCTCTACAGACCTTGTGTGCTCACACAACGGCATGGAAACTATTGTTGACTTCAAGCAGGCCAATCGTCCGAAACGGGAAGAATGGATCGAAGACTATTACCTTCAAATTTCAGCGTACGCCATGGCCCACGATTACGTCTACGGGTCCGAGATTAAACAAGGAGTTATCATGGTATGCACGCCTGACCTATATTACCAAGAATTTAAAATAGAAGGACCTCAATTAAGGAGTTTTAAACATAAGTTTCTTAAAAGATTAGACATGTATCATGACCTAAAATTTGATGAAAAAGAAAGAACAAAACCAATGAAAGCAGAAGAGTTTAACAAAAAGGAGTAAACATGGGTATAATGAAAAGAAAGATGATGGAGGAGATGGATAAAGTAGAAGAAAGAGCGAGAGAACATAAAATAGAAATGTTAAAAAATGGTTGGGTTGATGAAAGTATTTTTCAATTGTCTAATACCATGTGTGAAGGAGGGTGTGGTGAATACCTTACTGAAGATCACGAGGCTGTAGGTTATGGAATGTGTCTTGATTGTAAAATAGATAGTATAGATTAATGACAGATCAAACTAGATGGGGCATAGACCTAGTACAGGTGCGAAATAAAGCTGTAAAATATCAGAAGGACCTTGTTGCAAGCGCCATGGGACATGTGGTCAAGATGGACGAATCAGGGATCACGGACCTTATGATACAGATTGAGGCAGAATATGAGCGGAAATATGGTGACAAAAAGGCAAAAGGTGTGGTTCTTTAGAATGATTCTAATGTATCAGGGTACTTGGAGCACGGACCATGGAACTGTGGAACTCCCATGGAACTTTTTTTTCGGCCTAGAAACCGCTATATATAAGAGATATTTAGACCAAACTATAAAAAGTTCCACGGTACCATCACTTTTTTTTCCACTGAACAAAAAAAAGTGTTTTGGTCTAGAGAGTGTATATAGTAGGAATAAGTTATGAGAAAAAAACTTCGTAAAATAAATAGTTACAACAAACCTAAACTTGTTAAACAATCAGTTAAGTTTCCTTATAAGCGTGTGCGTATCGATTGGATCGATATTATCACGGAAGGTGGCTGGGGTTCTGTGAGAGAGTTTACAGATATGAAACTAGCAACACCTGTAAGTGAAGGTTGGTTGTTTAGTAAAGACAAAGATACTGTAAAAATATTTGCAGGTTATGATGTTGATGATGATGGTAGTATTACTTTTTCGGAAAGATCGGTTTTTCCGACGTCTTGTGTGAAGAAGATAACAAAGGTTCACTAGTAGGTGTCACATTTATCAGAGATCCGTAATCGTCTATTATCTGTTTCATTTTTGCTTCTAGCTCTTGTTCTGATAGGTCCTCTAATTTTCCTGTTTTTATTATCTTTCTATCTATGTATAGTCCTGCTGCTTTTCCTCTGTTTGCTTCCGCGTTCACTGCTGATGAGAATGATCCTTTTTTTAAAGCGGCCTCTCTCAGTCTAGCAAGTTCTGCTATATGGTTTTCATAAGTTACTTCATGTTTTCTAATTCTCTCTTCTCTCAATTGACCTAAATATTTTGCAACTAATGGTGATAATCTTGGGTTACATAGTTCTGACCCTTCCTGTCGTGCACGGTTAGGACTATACCCAGCAGCGACTGCCGCTTCTGTTTGTGTCATTGGTCCTTCTGGTCCACCGAATACTAAGAACTCAGCGAATCGTTGTTGCATTTCTGTTAATCTTTTTGGAACACCCATGTTGACAATTTAAGGTAACTATCCTATAAAGTCAATACATGAAAGATGACAGAGGAGATAATGATTTGGAGGTTATAATTGATAAACTTACAAAACAAAAAGAATTCCTACAGTTTCAATGTAGAAAAGCAGGTGATACTATAAAAGGATATCAAGCTTTAATTGAAGAACAGAAAAAAGAAATCTGGCAATTAAAACAAATTGTATCAGAAAACGAAAAAAACAAAAATCTCTTGCAAGGTTATAAAAACGTGATACAGGATTTATCATCCAGGTTGGTTAAATAATGTTAATCAAACATTTACAAGACTATCTAGAAAAGTTTACTGAAGGTCCAGGTGGTACAAAAGGCAATGCGGTATCTAATGCTCGTGTTTATATTATGGACGAAAAAGGTTTTCTTGAAGAGATAAAACGTATTGAAGTGCATGAAAGTACCATCATAGGTGATGGTTCAATCAAAGTTGTATTAAAACCACAACGAGAAAAAAAGCTTATTTTAAACCCTGGTTTAGTAGACGATCATTAACTTTTAAACACAGGAGTAACCTTGAAAACAGCATGGGACCAGAGCGTAAATTATATCAAAAACTTAAGAAAAATTTTACCAATATTTCGCTTATTAGATTGGAAAACAATAGCTTACTTGGTACTCCCGATATACTGGCTTGTAATAGTTCTGGCCACTTTTTCACTATCGAACTGAAAGTCACTTCAGGTAACAAGATACGATTTTCACCACACCAAATAGCCTTCCATGTGAAGCATCCTCACAATACTTTTATCATAGCAGAGGCCCTTGGTCCGAGCACCGTGAAACTTTTCCGTGGTTCAAGAATCATGGAGCTTGAAGCTTGTGGCTTTAAGCTTGACGCTTGTAGCTTGGGGCTTGAGGCTTGTCGCTTGATGCTTCAGAAGCTTGGCGCTTGAAGCTTGATGCTTGTGGCTTGCTGCTTGAAGCTTGTTGCTTGTGGCCCGGATCCGGCGCACGCTCGCACTCACCGTCGTGAGCTCTTAAGCTAATGGCCTGATCCGATTTATCCCTAGGGATTCTGTAAAATTTTGGATGTTTGAAAACGTGTGTCATGATTAGTGTTTACCATATTCAATATTTTTTACCAGCGGATCCCAACAAGCTCTACAGCTGCCGCACTCGTTGTTGTTGTCAGGTGCTGGACAGCTTCGACTCTTCGTCGAGACTGTTGACGTATTGGCCCAGCTCTTGACTGGTCCCTGGTCCACCATCGGTGATGAGAAGCGCACAACTAAGTTTGCTGGTGCGTCCTGCATGTGGTCCTTGATCCATGCTTCACGGGTTGGCATCCAATGACGCTTCGCTGGTGTAGCTCTACATACTTCGAATATCTTCTCCAGGTGTTGCACGTCCTGCACGTCGCCTGAATCATGCCATCTAAATACATCCGGCTTCTTGCTGTTGATTAGTGTTGACATAGCCAGCACCCAGTCAGGGTGTTGTATTGCTTCCAGCCTTCTATATTGAGCTTCTTGTACAACTTTAAACATGTAACAATTTTTTAAAGCGTAACACTCTGAGCAAACTGAATTAGGTATGAGTCTGAGCTTCGAGCCAGTCTTGCATTCTTTGGCGGGTATACCTATTGACCAGCCGGGCATCTTTGACGGTTTACTTAGCCCTCCAACCAGGGCCCATGCTTCTTTAGTATTCATTAATCTTTCTCCTTTAGTTTATAGGATACAATATCATTATAATGTTGTCTTGTCAA